AACTGAGTAAGTACGAACAGTCTCTACTTTAGGAGCAGGCTTGACATGATCGGTCAGTTCCATAGACAAAATCTTGCCTTGGATAGACTTGGCAGAGAAAGCTCCGCCTTCAAAGTTTTCAGCGATTTGAGCATAGGTATACTCACCGCTGTTGTCTTGCACAAAAGTTGCAAGAGTTGCTTCTTGATCTTCGCTGAAAGCGCGGTTAGACCGTGAAGAAGCGAGCTCTACTTCGTAGCCCATCTTTCGCAGCTTGCTAGAGATAGAACGAGTAGAAGTCTCAAGCTCTTCTGCTGCTTCAGCAACAGTAGCTTGAGATACGGGGCTCTCTGAACCCACAAAGTTAGTCAGAGCGGCAGTGCGCTCATCAGTCCACTTGGGAAGTGCCATATTTTTTCTCCAAATAGGATTCTAAATCCGTTACAATTTCAATGCCAGATTCTCTGGCCTGTTTAGTTTTTGCCGATTCAATACCGCTTTCATTAACGAGAATCGTTACATCTTTGGTTAGACTCGTTTTCACTTTATAACCAAGAGTAGTTAGCCTGGCGCCTGCATCAGCCTTAGTCTTAAAACTCTTCAGCTTACCACTAATGCAGACTACACCCTGATCAAAATGCATGGGCAGAATGACCGAGCGTAAAAACTTCATATCAAAAGGCAGAACACCATCATAGAAGCAATAGAACTCTGCATCTAGCCAGTCTAACAAATTTTCAGTTGCTTTTGGGCCTAATCCGGCACGCTCACAAGTGTCTGCATTTATTTCAGTAATTGACGTAACAGTCTCAGACAGCTTCTTCGTTGCCGATTTTCCGATCAGTGGGATACCAAAAGCAGGTAATACCAAATCAAGAGGAGCGGAAGCAGAGTTCTGAATCTCAGCGTATAGCTTTGTACCGAGCTTCTCGCCCAGCTTTTCGCAAAGATCATCCTGACTCCATATATAGATTTCATCGAAATCAAATATATTTAGCTTCTCTATAGTTGCGGGGCCAAGCCCCTTGATCTTCAGAGTTTTTGCAAAATGCTCGAGTTTCTTTTGCTTCTGTGCTACACAGTTACTACTGTGACAATACAACAAATCATTAACCACAGCAAGCGTACTACCACAAGACGGACACTCCGTAGGTGGTACGATTTCTCTTAGCATTTAAAGTTCTCCAAAAATGTAAAATATATTATACGGAAATGTGAGGTAAAAGTCAAGAACTATTTTTTGGCAGGTCTACTCTGCGAACGATTCGCGGAATAATATCGCCACTACGTATCACCTCTACAGTGCAGCCTATTTTTAGCTCCAGGCTGCGAATGTACTCGATATTGTGTAGTGTTGCCCTGCTCACAAGAGCACCATCCACTTCGACAGGGGAAAGAATAGCAACCGGGCTGACTATACCCGACTTACCAATCTGCCACACAACATCGAGTAATTCTGTATGTACACCCTCCTTTCGCTCTTTAAAAGCAAAAGCGCCACGAGGATGGTGAGCTGTATGTCCCAATCGCTTAAAGACTTTTTGATCGTCAGCACGGTACACTTTTCCATCAGTAGGATAAAGTGAAGCGTCGAATGTGGTGACAACATTAAAGCCTAGATTGGCCAACAACCTCATTGCCGTCTTATAGTGAGAGTAGTCGATCTCAGAAGACTGAACGTCATATGCTACAAATGTCAGAGGACGCAGAGCGAACTCTGCAATACTCTTCAATCCAAGCGACCCCGAGGCAACATTTCGGCTGTTGGGAACATCAGAGGGGCAAACGACTTCACCAGTAATAAAAACCTCACCATACGTGGTGATTTCTTCAGGGACTAGCATAGACATTTTGTCGGTAATATCTCGGCCAATATTACCATCACCTCTGGTTAATCCGAGTGCAAGGTGTCCATTTACATATAGTAAAGACACTGCTGCCCCGTCCAACTTGGGAGTAACAATAACATTGCTACCTTCGTCCAAGTAGTTTGGAGCATCATCTAAATCAAAAAATTTCTGCAAAGAGTACATTTTGTGAGCATGAGGAACACCATCAGTAATGGTATGTCCCACACTGCGTAAATTATACTTTGCTATGAGTGCATCATACTCCTCGTCCGAGATTATCGGGTAGCCAGAGTAATATGCAAGATCACACTTTTCAATAAAATTGTTCATACGTTCTCCCACTCAGACATATATTATACTGAAAAATGACAGAAAAGTCAAGAACTATTTTATGTATAGGTTTCGAAGAATGTCCGAGAAGTGTTCTTCAAGTATATCTTTACTCTCGGCGAGCGACAGAATTTCTGTAAGTCCTATAAAGAGTTCCCTGGAATTTTTAAAATCGATTGGCATGGCAACTCCATCCGATGAAGGCCTCCACTCTTCTTCAAAATCAAGGTAATACTTTCTTAGGTGTAGGTATTCTGTACCACGAAAAGAATTCACACTTAATCTGATTTGAACTTCATGTTCTTGATTATAGTGAATTACTCGCTCATACATGGGAGGGGCTTCATGTAGATTCATCTTCGCGTCCCATTCTGTAAAACCGAAGCTAACCCAACAACACTGGTTACATTCTCTGGTTTTAGTAAGCGATAAGAATCAGTATCCCAACAGAATAACAATAAAGTCTCCGGGGATTCTTTTGCCCTATTCTTTTTCTTTTGAATATATGGTGTGGAGAAATCCAGGGTACATACATTATATTTTAACTTACCTGAGTTTTCACTTCGATAAGTAATTATTGCATCACCATACTCATTTACAAGGTCTGCTAATTCCTCTTTTTTCACAAATACTCCTTAGGTAGCAGGTCAGTAAAATTTTTTACTTTGCCGAACTCTAAGGTTGTTTCTGTAAGTAGCAGAAAACCACTCTCCCGAAAGAGAGTGGCTCAACTAAAGTTTTTTAGTTTGAGTTTACGTTACCGATAACTGTAGTAAAGTATTGAGCTGCTTTGCCTGTCAGCTTTGAGATTACATCCTCATCCACTTCTTGGCCTGCATCTGTAATAGCCGCAATCAGTGACTCTTGTGCGGCAGCCTTGGATACTCGACCCCCGCCGCTACCACCACTCGTGCCAGTCTTGCTGCCACCAGAAGCGGGGCTCTTCTTTACATAAACTCCAGCTTTGGTAAGAATCATACGAACACCATTTGGTGACTCTTCAAGCTCCTCTGCGATTGCTTTTACAATCTCCATGGAGGTCTCAGGAGTCGGGTCTTGATCTTCATACATAGATACTGCTTGTGCTTTCTTATCGTCGTCCCACGCCATTCTGCGCTTTCCTCTTTTCTGTTGTTGTAAATAAAATCGATCACCCATTCTTGAAGTTCTCAACGAGAAGGTATGCAGTAAATGCTACCGTCAAGAACAGGAACCAACCTGCTAAAAGTCCCATGTTAAGGTCTCCTTCAATTTCAACTACTATTATAGTTCAATGTAAGGTAAAAGTCAAGAACTATTTTTAAATACGTGATAGATCAACCCCATATTCTTCCAAATGAGTGAGTTTCCCCAAATCATATGCAAGTTCTGTTGCCGTAAATCCGGCGCCCATTGCGGTAGTCCAACGATCACTGTAGTCATCGTCTATCTTTTCAATTACCCAGATATTGAAAGCCTTACATCCATACTTCTTTTCATAATTCACATCAATAATTCCAGGTTTCTCCGCCTGATAATCTATTGATAACTCGTTTTTAATTATGGCGGGCCCGTGATACCGTGCCGACCATACTATCTCTCCTTCAACAAAATCTTCTGCAATGCACTCGTCTGGGAGATAGTCACATTTTCCTTCGTGTTTTTGGGGAACTCCTGTACGTTCGATAATGGCTTTGACAAATCCTGAGGATCTGTACAACCCCGCTGCGATTTCTGAGATCGTATCGCCGGATAAGAATCTAGTAACCGCATCAGCCACTTCGTCTTTGGTGGCCGATTTACCTTTGTTTTGTGACTTCCTTTTTTCGCGATACGCTTTCGTTTCTTCAAACTCATCAATTATTCTCTGTAGCCTGGCTGTATTGTATGCTATATTCAGGATACCACAGGCTTCCTTCTTTGAGATTGGGGAAGTACCACTCAGTAGACCTATCACTTTCTGTATATTGGTGTCGGATAAGTTCTCGTGATCTTTCTTCTTGATTCGTCTTGACACTCTCTGTCTCCTGTTCTACCATTGATTATGCCTCTGATCTTTTTGCTGTCGCACATTTATATAATACTGTGCTTTATCTTTGCTCTGAAACTTTCCTACGGTAGCTATTTCACCATTCTTTCTTTTTTCGGTTACTCTATAAATAGTTTTATTCCCGTAGTGTACCTCTACAATTTTTAATTCTCCTATCATTTATTTCCTCGTGATCCTTGTCTCGTAATCTGCGAGAGAATCATCCCACCATGCGGGGGCAGATCGCCCAGTCCAACTGGCGAAAGTAGCCTTATCGAGATGATAATAGTCACGATAAGACTGTATAGGATTGTCATAGTCTTTGAGCACGTCTGGCATTGCCAATCCGAAAGTGGTAAATCCAACTCTTTCCATTTTGACAATGTCGGGCAGTTCGTTGATAACTGTAACTGATTTGTGCTGCTTGCCATACCTATAGCGATACTCCTCTCCTAACGCGTTGCCATAGCAGTGTGTCCACTCATAATTATCCAATGAACTACGTGCCCAGATAGTACAAGGATGATTGTACATCATAGGCAGGTATGGAGTAAGTGGTCTGCTTTCAGGCGGTAAATGTTTAATCTCCTTTTTCAAGGAGTTCAGATAGTCGGACTCTGATTTATTCAAAGCCCGGGGTACAAACCCCAAATGCACATCTACCCAAATAGCAGTACAGCATATCTGGGCAACTTCCAATGGCATTTTTACAATATGTTTGTCGACATGGTACTCGGCACACTTGTCCAAGTCCTCGTCAAGGTAAAAAAGATTCATACTACCTCCAGCTAATGTATATTATACACTAACTAGTAATAAAAGTCAAGAGATATTTTCAAGTCGTGTCATCAATCTTTCAGCGCGATTAGTTACCTGGCGGTACCATTTTGAGTCTCGGCCCTCTTCTGCCGCCTGTTTCCAGTTATGCTGGGATAAATGAAATCGCATCTGTCGAAACTTCTCAAGTCTTGTGGCACCTAGATTGAATGCCATGTTGACCATTATGAGTTGGACTTCTTCCGGCCAGTTGTGCCACTGCCCGTAAAGTCTCTCGCAGTCCTCAATGGCACACTGAATGTCTCGATCGAAGAGCTCTCGACTTCTCTCAGCCGTAATGGCTGTCCCGGGAGGCTTTCCAAACTCTTCATCTTCTGCTGTGACCAAGTGTCCGATACCAATAGTAGGGTATCCCAAGTGGTCGAGATAGACTTCAAGAACTTCGCCTTCATCTGCTTTAATTTCCTCATATAATCTTTCACGATCCATGTTTACTCCTGTAGTCTGTGATTGCCGCTTTGATCGCATCCTCTGCAAGTACACTGCAGTGAATCTTCACAGGCGGGAGTGATAGTTCTTGAGCAATTTGGACATTGCTGATTTCTCCCGCTTCGTCAAGGGACTTTCCTCGAACCCATTCTGTGAGAAGTGATGAAGAAGCAATAGCACTGCCGCATCCGTAAGTTTTGAATTTAGCATCTTCAATAATTCCGTCGGTCGATACTCGGATTTGAAGTTGCATGACGTCTCCACATGCTGGAGCACCTGTGAGGCCCGTTCCGACATCTGGAGCATCTTTGTCAAGCTTTCCGACATTTCTGGGATTTTCATAATGATCTATTACCTTATCTGAGTACATATAGTGTCACTCGCTTTAGTTCTCCATACATTGGGTAGAAGTCCGTGTACAAATAGTATAAATGCTACTTTCCAGGCTCCTAACAAATGTTCAAAGTACCCTTTACCTGTTTCGTTTAGATGATCCATCTGTTTTATCTCCATACCAAGCTCCTATTGTAAGCACCACTATAGAAGTAAAGAAAAACACTAAAAATAGTATTGGTTCATTTTCCATTACTCGGGGCATACTTTAAAACTAAAGTATAAAGTTATACCTAGTACTACTGGGGTTACACTAAATGCACAAATTAAAAGAAATACATCCATTACCATACCTCGCATTTTTGTAGATGTGGAGCAGCTTCGTGTATAATATTACACTTTTGTTGCGGCATATTACAAGTAGAT